TGCGCTTTTTCTCAAAACAGGGGGTGGGTGTGTCCTGTGTGGGGGGTGGAAACGCGTCTCTTCTCTCCCCGTCGCGCTCCCTCCCCTGTCCTACCTTATCCTACCCCCTCTCTTACTCTCTCTAGAGATTGATCCAAAAGTACCATACACACTAGACACACCCCCCCCTCTCTTTTGCAAAAAGCGTCGAGAAACCGCGAGCTTGCGACGGTAACGTTACGTTCCCGGAGGCGTTCCTGACCGTGCTTGACGCGGTGCGTCAGACACGCTTTGGGGGCGCTTTGCCCCATCCGCGCCCGCGAATCGGCGGGAATTAGACTCGAATATCGTCCCAATAGAGTAAAAAGCCAGCGATTCCAAGGGCTTGCGAGCTCGATTATCCGCGAATTGTCGAGCGAAACATAATGAATAGATGGGATTGACGCATTGCGGTAATTCGAAACATAATGAATATGTGGTTTGTTGCGCTGCAGCAAAAGGCGTGACGCGGCGCGTCGTCGTGATTACGCGGGGTTAGGCGATCGACTGGTCGGGGGTGGGGGCGCGAATTGAGTTAATGCCCGATCAATTCCTAGGTCAATTTCCAGAAACGCTATTATCCGCCCGCCGTCAATTCCCGAGGCTATTTCCAGAAAACGCTATTACTCACACGGGCTTGCGCGAAGCTCGCGGATCTGCGTAGTCTCGCCGCGCGCACCAGGAGAGCGCACGCATGTCCGAGAAGCCGAAGAAGTGCATGTGCTGTCGAAAGCGCGCCGCGCCGGGGCGGAACCACTGCTCGATGCGCTGCGCCTACAGCGACTTCGGGCACGACCTGCGCCTCGCCGAGCAGGTTGAGTCCGACCGCCGCGAGTTCGTCACCACCCTCGCGAAGTTCATGGAGAGCGCGCGATGAAGCCGTGGAAGCGCGACCGCACCGCGAACACGCCCGAGCGCCGCGCGAGCAAGGAGGCTACTGCGCGCGTGCATCAGCGAACCCTCGCGATTTCGCCCGAGGAGTGGGCGAAGTGGCAGCGCAAGGAAGCGGCAGGGCGTAGGTGGGCGCGGGGCTTCATCGAGCTGTGGACTCATCTACGAGGGGTCAAGTGAGCCTCTTCAAGAAGGGTCGAGTGGAAGTGCAGGGCGACCGCCTCGTCGAGCGCGACGAGAAGAACGAGGTCGTCAAGCGCAGCACGCCCGGCTTCAACATGCCGCCGCTGCGGAACTGGCGCAGGCAGGTGCGGCAGATGACGGACGACGGGCTCGATGCGTACAAGGTGCTCATCAACATCATGAACGGCCACCCGCAGAAGGTGAAGATGCCAGACGGCTCAGAGAGCGACTGGATCATCCCCTCGGTCGAGACTCAGCGCGCGGCGGCGAAGGACATCGCGGAGTTCCTGCACGGCAAGGCGGTCGCGCAGACCGAGGTGATGAAGGCTGAGAAGGAGAACGAGGACGTGATGCAGTATCAGGCGCTCTCCGACGCCGACCTCCGCGAAGCTGCCTCCCGCTTCCTTGAACGCGCCCCGAAGAAGCTCCCAGAGGGCGAACCGGAGGAAGAAGAGTGACCGCCCCCACGGTGCGCCGCGCCACGCAAGAAGACATGCGTTTCGTTCATTCGAGCTGGCACACGAGCCACTGGAAGACGTGGGCGCACAAGCACATCGCGCGCGCGGAGTACAACGCGGGCCAGGACCGCCGCATCGACCTCGCCATCGCGAAGAGCGACGTACTCGTAGCGTTCTTGCCCGAGGTGCCGGACGAGGTGCTGGGCTGGGCGTGCATCGAGCCCTTCCGCGAGGTGCTGCACTACGTCTACGTCAAGGGCACGTACCGCCGCATGGGCATCGCCACCGGCCTCGTCAGCGGAGCGGCGCGGTGGTACACGCACTACGCCGACGCGCCGGCGCGCGCCTTCGCGCAGAAACTCAACGTCGTGTTCAACCCCTACAAGGAGCAGATCTGATGAGAAGCGAAATCCTCAAGTTCTTCAAGTACGACCACCTGCCGCCGCACCTCCAGTCCGTGTCGCGCCCTTTCGGCGTGCTCGCAGAGGAGATGGAGACGCTGCTCCCGAACGGGCCTGAGAAGTCGGTCGCGCTTCGAAAGCTGCTCGAAGCCAAGGACGCTGCAGTTCGCTCGACCCTCCCCTGAAAGGACCGACAACATGTACCTCAAATTCGTCCAGTTCGTGAACCCCATCAACCACGGCGGAACCCTCGTCAGCGTCGCCAACCGCGTCGTGGGCGACCGAGCGGGCGAGACCGCGCCCATCATCGAGATCGACGACAAGCACCGCGAGATCGCCATCACGAAGAAGGTCAACGGCAACGTCGTGACCAAGGTCGTGCCCATCGCGAACGTGGCGTGCTACGAGCCGATCCCCGCCGCCGAGATGGAGGCGTTCTACGCGCTTCACGCCGACCTGCGCCCCGTCGAGGTCGCGAAGGTCATCCCGGCCAAGGTGAGCAAGTGAGAGAGCACGACGCAGTGTCGGATCTCGCCGAGGTGTCCTACCGCATGAGGCTCGTGGAGGCGATGCTGGACTACGTGCTCGATCAGTGTCGCATGTACGCGAAGGTCATCACGCCCTCGATCGAAGCCATCGCCAAGGACCTCGTTACGGCGCGCCAGATGCTCGATGTCGAGGTGACGGAGCGCGTGCTGGGAGAAGGGCGCGAGCGGGCGAGACTCGCCTCGGAGTCGCTGCTCCCGCGGCAGACGAACCCTCCTGCGGACTGGGAAATCAAGAAGTGAAGATCGACCCTCGGAAGGCGGCGGAAGAGATTGCTCGACGCGAAGCGGCACTCGCGCGCGCGCAGAACGTCTCCGTCGCCATCCGCAGGGAACTCTTCAACAAGCAGATCGCCTTCATCGACGACCCGAGCCGCAACAAGGCCGCGCTCTGCACTCGTCGCGCAGGCAAGACGAGCATGTGGGCGCGGTACTGCACCATCGTCGCGCTGGAGCACCCGCGGTCGCTCATCCGCATCTGGGCCATCAACCGCCTGCGCGCGAAGCAGCTTCTCTGGCAGGAGTTCATCGACGTGTGCGCACGGCATCGCGTGCGCGTGAAGACCCACGAGACGGAACTCACCATCCGCTTCGAGAACGGGAGCGAGATTCGACTCCTGGGCGCGGACAAGGACAAGGAGGCGCAGAAGAAGCGCGGCGACAAGACGCGGATGGAGGTCATCCTCGAAAGCCAGCTCTTCGGCCCCTTCCTCAAGACGCTCGTCGAAGACGTGGCCGAGCCGTGCCTCTTCGACCTTCAGGGGACGATGTGCATGGAGGGGACGCCCGGCCCCGTGCCCACGGGGTACTGGTACTGGATTACGGGCGACAACACCATCCCGACCGGCAACTGGACCTCGGAGGGTATGCTCGTCGCCACGGGCAGCACCAACGAGTCGGGCGAGGCCGAGAAGGAGCGCGTGGGCGCGGGCTGGTCGTGCCACCGCTGGAGCGTCGTGGACAACCCGCACCTCCCGCACGCGCGCGACGAGCTGACCGCCATCCGCAAGAAGCGCAACTGGACGCTCGACACGCCCACCTACGTTCGCGAGTACCTCGGGCAGTGGGTGAAGGACGACGGCGTCCTCTTCTACAAGTTCAACGACGGGCGCAACAGCTACTCCATCACCGACGTTCAGCCGTGGGGGCCGGGGTGGCAGCACGTCCTCGGGTGGGACCTGGGCTCCCGCGACGACATGGCGCTCTTTGTGTGGGGCTGGCACCCGAACCGGCGCGAGCTGTATCAGGCCGCGGAGTGGAAGAAGCCGCAGGCGAGCGCGGAAGAGGTCGTCGAGCAGATTGAGAAGTGGGAGGCCGCGGGCTTCAAGTTCATCGCGAAGGTGGCCGACACGGGCGGCGGCGGGCTCATGTACGTCGAGCAGGTGATGCGCCGCACCTCGCAGGTGTTCCTCCCCGCGAAGAAGTCCGAGAAGCTGGAGCACGTTCGGCTGATGAACGACGACTTCCTCTCGGGTCGCCTGCGCGTGCAGCAGGGCAGCGAGTACGCGGGCGAGCTGAGCGCACTGCCGAAAGACCCGAACTGGGATCCCGACAGCGGCAAGCCGCCCGCCGAAGACCCTCGCTTCCCTAACCATTTGTGCGACAGCGCGCTCTACAGCTGGCGTTACGCGCTCAACTACATCGACTTCGAGGTCGAGAAGCCCGCGGAGACGCTCGACGAGCGGATTGAGCGCGAGGACGAAGAAGCACTCACAGCCCCGCCGCAGACGGAGTGGTGGGAAGAGGGGATGAACTATGAAGACGCTTGAGGAACTGGTCGCGGAGTGCCGCAAGCTGGGCATCGCGAAGATCAGCACGGACACGTTCGACCACGGACCCGTGGACATCACGCTCGGCCCCGTGCCGCAAGAAGCTCAACCGCAGGTTGACAACCGTGCGGAAGTCAAGAAGGTTCTCGTGAAAGAGGGCGTGCGTGGCCGCGACGGACTGACTGCCGAAGAGCAGCTCGAAATGTACGGGGTCGTCCACGACGCGATTCCGCCCGAGTACGAGGAGAAGTGACATGGCCGACGACTACCGCAGCGCCCGGACGTTCAAGGAGAAGCCCGCCTCGCAGCTCATCAAGGCAGGCATCGTCAGTCCTCGGTGGTGGGAGCTTGAGGACCACGACGAGGTGGCGCAGGCAGTCGTAGACGTGGGCGAGTCGCTGCTCAAAAACGCGGGCGACCGACACGCGGCGATGATTCGCCACGCGCGCCTCTACGAGAACTGCGAGTTCGACGCGCTGACCGGGCGCGAGGTGGCGGGCAGCATCGTGCGGCAGATTCTCACGGGCACGGGCATGATGAGCCTCAACGTCGGCGCGTCGTGCGTGGACACGCTCAAGGCGAAGGTCACGAAGAATCGCCCCGCCGTGCGCTTCATCACCTCGGGCGGCTCGTGGACGATGCAGCTTAAGGGGCGCGCGCTGGAGAAGTGGAACCGCGGGTTCTTCTACGAGACGAAGATTTACCAGAAGGCCCCACAGGTCTTCGTGGACGGGTGCGAGTTCGGCACCGGCTTCCTCCAGGTCTACGCCACCAAGGGCAAGAAGCTGGAGTGCGAGCGCGTCCTGCCGAATGAAATCCTCATCGACGACCTCGACGGGCAGTACGGGAGCCCGCGGGAGTTGACCCGGCTCAAGTACGTCTCGCGTGACGTGCTGACGCGCCTCTTCCCCGAGTACGCGATGCAGATCGCCGACGCGGGCAAGAAGCAGATGTCCGAGGCGCAGAACGCGCAAGCCGAGGTGGTGGAGAACACCATCGAGGTGTGGGAGGCATGGCACCTGCCCAGCGGCGAGGGCGCGAAGGACGGGAAGCACATCATCGCCATCGAGGGGTGCGTGCTCTTCTCGGAGCAGTGGAAGATCGAGAAGTTCCCCTTCGTCACCTACCGCTTCAAGAAGCGCACGACCGGGTACTGGGGCAAGGGCGTCATCGAGACGGTCCAGCCCATTCAGATCGAGCTGAACAAGACCGTGCGGTCCATCAGCAAGCAGATGGCGCGCAAGGGCAAGGGCCGGACGTGGGTGCAGGTCGGCTCGAAGGTCGTCGCCGGGCACCTCACCAACAACGACGGCGGGGACATCGTGCAGTACGTCGGTGAGAAGCCGACCGTGGACAACGGAAACGCCATCGCGCAGGAAGAGTTCAACTACGTCATCCAGCTTCGCCAGCAGGCGTTTCAGGAGTGCGGCATCAGCGAGCTGAGCGCCGCCTCGAAGAAACCCGCAGGCCTCGACGCCGCGGTGGCGCTCCGCGAGTACAGCGACATCGAGTCCGAGCGGTTCGCGCCCCAGCACCAGGACTGGGAGCAGTTCTTCATGGACTACACGGAGCTGAGCATCGACCTCATCACGCGCCAGTACGGCTGGAGCGGGTACAAGGTGCTCGTGCCGGGCCGGCGCGACCTGCTCGAAGTGGACTGGGCGAAGGTGAGCCTCGACCGCGACGACTACGTCATGCAGATGTTCCCCGCGAGCAGTCTGCCGCAGACGCCGAGCGCGAAGTACCAGAAGGTCAAGGAGATGATGCAGGACGGCTTCATCGACAAGCCCGTCGCGCAGCGCCTGCTGGAGTTCCCCGACATCGAAGCGGAGTCGAACCTCGGGAACGCCATCATCGACGACGCAGACGCAACCATCAGCGCCATCCTCGACGACGAGGAGCCGCGCCTGCTGCCGCTGGAGCCGTACCAGAACCTCGACCTCATCATCCAGCGCGCGACCGCCTCGTACCTCTACGCCCGTCACCGCGGGTGCCCGGAGGACCGGCTCGCGCTCCTGCGGAACCTCATCGACAACGCCACCGCGCAGAAGGTGCAGATGACCATGCCGCCTCCGATGCCCGGTGGTGCGGGTCCGATGGGTCCGCCCGCGCCCGGCGCAGGTCCGAGCATGGCCCCGCCGCCCGCGCCCGGTGGCGCGCCGAACATCACCAACACGCTGAACGTCCCGCCCCCCATCATCCCGACCGTCCCGCCCGTCGTCGGCGGCTGAAGTACCACCACACCCGGAGAGAACGTGGCTGAAACCGAGCAGAAGACCCCCGCGCCGTACATCCCGCCGTCGCAGATCGCCCCCGAAGAGCTGGCGAAGGCCTTTCAGGACGAGGGCATCGTCGAGCCCCCGCCCGCCAAGCCCTCGGAGCCCGTGAAGACGGAGCCCCCGCCCGCCGCTCCCGCCGCGCAGAAGGACGAGCCCGCGCTTCTGCGGATCGCCCGCGAGCGTGACGCGCTGCGTAAGCAGGAGGAGGCGGCGCGCCCCTACGTCGAGGCGAGCAAGGCGTTCTCCCCCACGGAGCTTCAGCGGCTCGCGCAGGCCCGCGCCTCGGGCAACCCCGTCGCCGTGCTCGCCGCCGCGGGCTTCACGCACGCGCAGTACACGCAGGCGCTCCTGGGCGAGAAGCCCGAGGCCCCGCCCGCGGAGAAGCCGACCGGCAACCCCGATTACGACGCGCTGCGTCAGGAGATCGCCGCGCTCAAGGCCGAGCGTGAGGCAGAACGCCTCAACGTCTCCCGGCAGCAGGGCATCGGGAAGATGAAGGAGCTGCTGAAGGGCAACGCGAAGTTCGACCTCGTCAACAAGACCGAGGAGTACGAGGGCGTCGAGCGCGTCATCCTCGACCACATCGCCCAGTACGGGAAGCCGCCCGGCGACACCTTCGAGGAGACGGTGTTCCTCGGTGCGGAGATGTATGAGGCGAAGCTCAAGAAAGAGGCCGAGCGGTGGCAGAAGGTGTTGACAGGCTTCCAGTCTTCTGCATCTACTCCCCCGCAGAAGGCCCCCGAGTCACAGCCTTCAACCGGAGCGGAGAGTCCACGGACGTTGACCAACTCCAACACCACGGCACCCGCCGCGGTGCGACCCGTTCCGAAGTCCCGTGAGGAAGTCCTCGCGGCCCTCATCGAAGGGCGCGAAGCCGACCTCGACGGATAACCGCGGCACTCCATCGTGAGTCGCCGCAGAGGTGACTCACAATGGCTGCAACGACTACCAACATCGACAAGCTGCTGAAGTACGTCTACACCTCGCGTGCCATCCAGAACGCGGTGTACAAGGACAACCCGCTGTTCGCCCTCATGCCGAAGCAGGGCGGCTTCACGGGGCGCTCGCACATCCACGCGATCACCTACCGCAACCCGCTGGCGCGCAGCGCCGCGTTCGCGACGGCGCAGAGCCGTGCGGGCGTCAATGGCGTCGCGACCGGCATCGCGGGTGACATCGGCGTCGCCATCGACGTGAACTTCACCGTGGCGCGCGTGAAGAACTACGCGACGTACAGCATCGAGCAGGAGGCGCTCCTGGCCTCGCGCGGCGACAAGGGCTCGTTCCTGTCGGCGGCCACGCAGCTCATCGACGGCACGCTCCAGACGCTGAACAACGACTTCGGTCGCGACGTGTACGGCTCGGGCCTCGGCGAACTCGGCCAGCTCACCAACGTCTCGGGCACCACGTTCACCGTGGGCGACGCGATCGCGCAGATCGAAGTCGGCATGGAGCTGGTCGTCTCGACCGGCTCGACGAAGACCGCCATCCTCCGCAACTCGGGCACCGGCTGCGTCGTCTCGTCGGTCAACCGCTCGGCGGGCACGTTCGTGGTGGCCGCGAACACCGACACGGCGGCGACCGGCGACTGGCTCTTCATCAAGGGCGACCGCCCCGTGGCGGGGACCACCGCGGTCGGCGCGATGCTGAAGATCGCCGGCGTGGAAGCGTGGAACCCGGTGACCGCGCCGACCGGCGGCGACTCGTTCTGGGGCACCGACCGCTCGGTGGACGTGACGCGCCTCGCGGGTCAGCGCCTCGACATCTCGGCGCTCGCCGCCGAAGAGGGCTACATCACCGCGCTGGCGGCGCTCGCCCGCGAAGGTGGCTCGCCCGGCCACATCTTCACGTCCTTCACGGACGAGAAGAACCTCAAGCTCGCGCTCGGCTCGCGCGTGGACGCCGAGTACACCGCGGTCGGTGACATCGGCTTCGAGTCCATCCGCCTGCGCGGCCCCAAGGGCACCGTCAAGGTGTACGCGGACCGCAACGCGCCGGTCGGCTACGCGCGCCTGCTCCAGCTCGACACGTGGGAGCTGAAGCACCTCGGCGACCTCGTCAACAAGGGCGACGCGGCGGGCGACGGCGGCATGGCCCGCGAGTACCAGGCCGACCGCTTCGAGGGTCGCATGGCGTTCTACGGCAACATGTTCTGCTACAAGCCGGCAGCGAACATGGTGCTGACGCTGCCGACGTAATCGTCATCTGAGGGGCTGGGCTTCGGCTCGGCCCCTCACTCACTCTCAGGAGAAAACACATGACGATCAACACGTTCTTCGACGAGCAGTACACCAACCTCGGCGGCGTGGTGACGCTCCACGGGCGCGGCACGGGCGCGGCCACCTCGGCGCTGACCTCGCAGAAGGGTCCGTGGGCCATCACGCGCACGGGCGTCGGTCTGCACACCATCACGCTGAACCGCAAGTTCGCGGGCCTGCTGAACGCCAACTTCTCGGTCATCGACGTGACCACCGAGGACGACTGGGAGGTCGTGCTGAAGACCGACCTGACCAGCAACCATACGGTCGGCATCGCGATCTTCAAGGGCGGCGTGGCGGCGGACCTCTCGACCGACGAGAAGCTGCTCATCACGCTCGTGCTTCAGGACACCGCCGCCAAGCCCGCGGGGTTCTAACCGATGGCGTCCGTCACGCTCACATCACTCGTCGCGCGAGTAAGAGAGCGTGCGGACATGGTCGGCAGCAGCTTCGTCGCGGACTCGGCGACGGGGCTGTACGCGTGGATCAACGAAGCCCACCAGCGTCTGCACGGGCTGGTGGCAGATGCGGTGGGCGAGGAGTACGTCTCGTCTACGTCGTCCTTCACCACGGCGTCGTCTTCGGACTTCGCTCTCCCCAGCGACTTCTACAAGCT